CGGCATCATTGGCAAGGGTGCTCAGCAGATCTCGTCTGACTTGATTGGCAAGGCCGTGAAGGGTGTTGCTGGGAACAGTCGTCTTGGGCAGGCACTTGCTGGTCAGCTGACAACACAGCTCTCTGGCCCGATTGGCGGCCTCGTCAGTGGAGCATCGCGCGACAAGATTGGTGGAGCGATCAGCTCTTTCTCGAACCCATTCGCCCGCACAACAGCCGTCGCTGATTCGAATGGCGGCGGACAAGTTGTGGCTGGTGTTACATCGGCACCAACCACTGGTGATGTTCGTGGTGGAGGTGCATAATGGCTGGCAAGGGTCGTTTCATTCCAAAGAACCCAGCGAAGTACGTTGGGCGAGTTCAGAACGTCTTCTTTCGTTCGAGCTGGGAGCTCGCGTTCATGAAGTGGCTCGACACGAACAACGCCGTGCTGCGTTGGGGTGCTGAAGAGCTTGCGATCCCGTACGTTCATCCGCTTGACGGCCGGATGCATCGGTACTTCCCAGACATGATCGTGATGTACATCGACACCTCAGGACAGGTGAAGAAAGAGATCATCGAAATCAAACCATACAAAGAGTCGGTGCTGACGCCACGTGCGACGCCACACGACCAGCAGGCCTTCGTGATCAATCAAGCAAAGTGGAAGTACGCAGCCGAGTACGCAAGTCGGAATGGCGCCACATTCCGTGTGCTCACTGAGCGCACGATGTTCAAGCAGAAGGCGAAGAAGCAAATGGGGAGTTCCGTATGAGCCTGTTGACGAAGAAGATCACGAACCCGTTGGACGACCTGTTCAACACGTTGCCGATGGACATGGAAGAGGATGGCGAGTACATCCCGACCACCGAGGGCACGCTCGCCACGCTTGGCGACGAACAGGCTCCACCCGAGAAGGACGCTGAGGACATCGAGATCGATGAGAAGATCGACACGGTGTACACGGCTGCGATCGACGCGTTCAACAATCAGACAGCGTACATGGAAGTCATCGAGCCGCGGTACGCTGCTCGGAATGCTGAAGTCGCTGCGAACTACCTGAACATCGCGTTGAACGCTGCGTCCGTCCGGGCGAAGGTCAAGGGTGATCGGAAGAAGTCCGCTCAGTTCGTTCCGTTCACGAACAACAAGACGAACGGCGCTGTGGTCGCCTCTCGCGAAGACATCATGAAGATGCTTGCCGTTGACGCTGAGATGCGAAAGGGCTGATGTGAAGGTTCAAGAGCTGTTCGAGACCGTGAACGAGAAGGTGTTCAAGCCTGGTTTTGAGCAGACAAAAGAGCTGCCTGATGGTAAGTACAAGCTGGTGGCGAAACCAGGGTACGTGAAGATTGATCAGAGGCAGAGCGAACAGTTCCGAATCGAGGTTCAGACGATGCGCGGCACTCAACTCGGTTGGGTGAACTTCGTGAAGAACGGCGAGGACCTCGAAGCTCTTGATCTGAACGTTGACAAGCAGTTCCGTCGTCGTGGATTTGCCACCGAGATGTACAAGTTCGCCCGAGAGCTCGGGAACACAATCACACCGTCAGGAAAGCAGACCGCTCTTGGTAAGGCGTTCTGGTCGAAGAAGGACCACAGCAAATGATCACGTTCAAGCAATTCCTCGCCGAGTCGGCCATTGAAGCCGCGATCAAGATCGTGAAGCAGCTCCTTGGTCCAGACGCCCAGAAGGTCGAGGACTTCGATGATTCGATTCTTGATCGTGCCAAGGAAGAACAACACGAGTTCGTATCGACTGCTGCTGGCAAGCTCAGCGTCGCAGTGTTCAAGACAGCTACAGCCCGAATCGCGCAAGTCTCACAGAGTGGCACTCACCCGATGTACTTCATTCAGAAGCAACCAGCATGATCACGTTCAAGACATTCCTACTTGAAGCTTCGTCCGGTAAGGCGAAGTGGGAGAAGTACTTCTCGTCCGGCGACGTTGAGACGCTCGCAAAGAACGATGCTGACCTGTACGATGCATTCGACAAGCCAGTGAAGAAGACCGTGAAGAAGGGCGACAAGATCAAGGTGCTCTCCTCTGACGAGTACTCGGCGAAGCTCCGTGTTCGCATTGGCGACGGCGAGTACCGAATGAAGCTCACCGACATCGATAAGCCGTTCAAGATGGAACGCACAGTCGGCACCGATCTGAAGCCAGATAAGCTCGGCCTGTTCGGTCCGAAGTTCATCGCGAAGTACGCCGCTGAAGTGAAGCGTCTGATCGACAAGCATTCCGACATCCCAGAGCCGCAAGCTGAGTACTTGAAGGCGCTCGTCGATCTGGCTGAGTCGCCGGACATGAAGAGCCGTCAAGAGGATGCGAAGGCCCTGTACATCTCGTCTGGCACGAAGGAAGACTCGGCGTTCAAGAACACGATCAACAACGACTTCATGGAAGTCCTTGGTCCGTTCTTCGTGATCAAGCAGAAGCCAGAGTACAAGGAAGGTGGCGTGAAGTTCCCAGAGCTCGGGAATGAACCGCTGTACGACTTCACGATGAAGGCGAAGCGTGGTGCTGGCGAGAAGGTCGATGCGTTCAGCTCGAAGCGTTCTGGCGGGAACAGCAACACGCTGAAGGTCACTGAGATCCTGAAGGCGATGACCGATGCTGACCCGAAGCTTCGAAAGCAGGAAGCCAAGGAGCTTGAGCTCCTGAAGATCATCGCTGAGAATCCAGTGAAGGCTGCCCCGGCGAAGATCAACGACTGGCTCGCGAAGAACTACCCAGCGTACAAGCGCGCTGCCGATCCAGTGGACAATACTGAGATCGCTCGCCTCGAGGCAGCCGTCGCGAAGTTCATCAACGACAAGACTGATCTGAACTTCATCCCACTCGTCCAGCAATCAGTGCCGGATCTGTGGTACGTGAAGTCGAAGCTCGCATCTGACGGCACGATCAAGGTCGAACCGCTGAAGTCAGGTCGAGAGATCGAGAAGGCGAACCTGCGTTCGAAGTCATCACCCGGTCACCTGTCCGACAAGCTCGGATTCGCGATGTAAGCATCAGGCGATCCATAAATACCTGATCGAAAACGGAGACACAAGCATGTCAATCCTCAAGGAACTGTTCAGCACCCTGAACGAAAAGAAGGTCAACGACGATCAGTACTTCGTTGTTATTCGCGCTGGCAGCAGCACTGATCTGTTCACGGAACGTGCGTTCCCATCTTTTGAAGCTGCTCGGAAGTTCGTGCGCAGCACGCTGTCGGCTCTTCAGAATGATCGCGACTCCGACACTGATGCAGCTGATGAGGAAGCAGAAGAACTCGAAGACGCTGACATCATGTCCGGCGCTCAACTGAAGAAGTCGTATCCGAAGCTGTTCGAAGGCAAGGATGAAGACGGGAATCGCACGTACGAAACGTACGCTGCTTGGAAGCGTGCTGCTGTGAAGCTCGCCAAGATGTCTGACGCTGAAGCCGATGTTTGGTTCGACGGCGATGAAGACATCTGCCAAGCAATGGTTGGTGCGAAGCCATTCAAGAAGGGCGCAACTCAATCGTTCGGCGAATGGGACGGCGCTTCTGGTCTGCTGTACAAGTCGAAGGAAATCAAGGAAGCCCTGAACAAGAAGAAGGAAGGCGAGCTGCTGTTCCTCGTGAAGTCTCGAAAGAAGAAGCAAGAAGTGAAGGTGTACGCGAAGGACAAGGCGCAAGCTCTTGACCGCGTCGCTGTCCACGATGGCAATGGTTGGTTCACTGGTCCGCAAGGCACCGATGTCACTGCCGTGATCATCAAGGAAGCTCGCTCGATCCCATCGTGGTTCCAAGACGGCGCGAAGGTGAAGTTGATGCCTGAGTACGCCGACAAGGACCCGAACGAAGTGTTCACGCTGAAGAGCGTTGACACCGAGACCGGCAAGGGTCGAATCGCTGACACTCAAGGCAAGGGCTGGGGCATCAGCTACTACCAAGTGTACCCGAAGAACAAGACTCCGGCGATCCACGAAGAGGTCGAAGGCAACCAGACGTTCACCAAGAAGGACGACGGCAAGGCCGGACGTTACGGCGTGAAGGTCGGGCAAGTGTACGTGCCAGCTGATGGCTCGAAGAATGAGCTCAAGGTCCTGAGCATC